CGACCCGCACGGATTGGCAGTGAGCCAACCGCTGTCACCAGGATAGCCTCGTTGTAATACTCCAGCCCCGCATCCCGAAACGCCTGCACCGTGTCACCAACGAAATCCCGATAAAAACCCTTGGGATCACGCACCTCTCCCACCACGAAGCAGGCAAAGCGGTTTTGTTTCAGACGTTCACAGGTTTTGGCGATGATTTCACGGTAAGCGACCATGAAATCCGCATAACCCATGGTGGAGATGTCTTGAGGGTCATCCGAATACACCTCTAAATCGGCATAAGGCGGACATGAAAAAACAGCATCGGCCTCAACATCCGCCGCAAGGCGATCAATCTCGCGGGAATCACCGCATCGCCACTGCGGATCAGGCGCCACCTCGCGCAGATCGTCCAGGGTCTCAGAGGCACGCAACCCCACCACCCACAACAGATCGCCTCGTTTTAGAAACGGCAGACACTTAGCCTCATAGATCGGGTCCAGCCGCAAGTCGCCGAGTACCCGCGCGGGAGCGGAAGCGTGATAATCCAGACCCGCATCAACCAACTTGACCATCTTTCGCCAATCAGGAGGCGCATAGCGATCTAGTCGTTCTTCAGGGTCGGCGCCCACCCGGACGCCCAATACCGGAACGCTCAAGCCATTATCGACCAGACCCCACAGCACCCCTGCCAAGCTCATCCCCGAGCCAACCGGCATGACCAGGCGCTTGGTGTCAGCGGGGATATTGCGCACCTGACCGCGCGTCTGGGTAATCGCCTCCTCGCACTCCATCCCAAACGGGATCTCCCGCCACCCCAGACTTTTGGCATCCTCCCGTGCTCGGGCAATGATGACGGAGTTGTAGCCAGCCGGGTGCTGGATGATTTCCGCACCCGCCGCCTCGGCTAAAGCGACCTCGGCAGATAGCTCACCCTGCGATGTATGCGCCCGACAGGGGACGCCGAGCCGCTTGGCAATACTGGCCACTATGTTCACTTGCGGGGACGCCCTGGAGCCGGCTGTGACCAGTCCTGAAGCACCTTGAGCCAGGGACCAGCAAGTGCGGACCTTGCCACCACGACCGCCACCGACTACGAACAGATCATCACGTTTGACCAAATAGCCGCCATGGCTTTCGACCGGCGTGAGTTCCGGCATAAAGTCGTCAACGACCTCCGTCAACGCCACCGGCAAGCGCACACTCTTATCCTCTAAAGCGTCCCACTGCGCGACATTGGCATTGACCTGCTCAAGACGCAGATCCACCCCGACATATTGCCTACCCAGCTTCGCGGCCACCACGCCACGCACCGAGCCACCGGCAAAGGGGTCCAATATCACGCCACCTACCGGCGAAAACCACCGATACGCCATCTCGGTCAGCACTGGATCAAACAGAGAGGTCGTTCCCATTTTTTCCATAATCTTACCGGCAAAGGAATCGGACGCCTGCCACGTCAAAGATTCCTGGCGACCCTCGCCAGAGGCAATGCCCATCTGATGCCAGCCGCGCTTGCGTTCCTGCCACCACCCCTCCCTGGCGTTGAGTACCGAGAAAGGCGCCAGCAGGAAGCGATCAACTAAAGCCCCTGCGTTTTTTTCGCCATCAAGCGCAGGAGGATTCAGAAGATCGTTGATTTCTTCTTCTGAAAAACCAGTCAGCGATAAATCAATGCTCAGATCTTTGAAGTCCTCCATTTCCAATCGCAACAGATCAATGTCCCATTCGGCCAAATCGGCCATCTTGTTGATGGAAAGCCGAAAAGCCCGAATTTGGTTATCACTCATGTCATCAGCAAGCAGAACCGGAACTTCGGACATCCCCAGTTTGCGCGCCGCCTTCAAGCGCAGATGACCATCAATTATCAAGCCGTCGGACTTGGCTAGTACCGGAACCCTGAAACCAAACTCATAAATTGCCGCCGCTATTTTCTCGACAGCATGATCGTTTTTTCTGGGATTACGCGCATACTCGATAAGACGATCAACTGGCCATTGTTCAATAATCATTACTTTGTATCCTTTTCAACACGAAACGTGTAGCCAGGCTTCGTTCATTTAAGATTGTTCTTAAAGCTACTTTCATGGTTCTTGTATCGCTTCCTGAGTGTTCTATTTCGTGCGTCATTGCCTCTACAGTTTTGTGATGCTTTGGACACAAAGGAATAAGATTGCTTTGGCTATTATCGAAGGTAAGTCTATACGGAACAATGTGATGGACGTGCAATGTTCTCATCGTTCCGCATATAGCGCAAAATGGTTGCCTTCGGATTGCCTCCGCGCGAACCTTGTGCCACAAAGACCCCCTCCCTGTTATTCGTTCCGTTTTGCACAACCATTTTTCATAACAGTTTCTAGAGCAGAAGTTTCCAGAGGCGTTAGTTACTGAAGAAATTGTTGACTTCAAAACAACAAATTCAGTTGAGCAAAACTTGCAAACTCTTTGCTCTCTTAGCTTGGCGTTTCTACAAGCAATAGAGCAAAAAACGTCTTTCTTGCTAGCGCGAATAGGCTCGGAACAATTCTTACATGGTTTTGTTTTTGCTCTTATGTTTCCAAGCACAGAGTGACCGCCACGCACACTTGCACACCTCCGGCAAACAACGGGACGAGTGTCCTTCCTAGCAGTGAACTCGGTTTCGCAATCCGCGCAGATACAATCTTTTATGCCGTTCCGTTGCGCTGATTTTGATAATTCAATAAATCGTTTATAAGGAACTTCATCAAGGCATAGTAACTGAGCCGCCAACAATCGACCGTAACCAGAAACAATAACGCTGTTATCGTCAATAACAACAGGGTCTAAAAAACCTAACTTACTAATTGTGTTGGCTATTTTCTGTATCTGATCTGCGGAATATGAGATTTGGCTTTTTGTGCTGACTAACAAATCACCAAGTTTGATATTCATCACGTCCTCTCAATCACGATATGCAGTTCACCAGGAGTATCCCCGGCACGTTCCGGCTCATCCAACTGCCACGCCTTGCGTTCTCCGGCCTGGATAACGGCCAGCGTATCCGCCACCATCTTGCCGCGTCTCGCGGCATCATTATCCGCTTCACGAATGGCCTTATAGACGATATTGCGCGCACCATCCCACTCTTTACGATGCCGCGTGATAACGTTGGCGCGCATCATGACGGCAGTGCCGGCCTGGATCGGTTCAACCTCGACATCCAGCGGCTTGACCACCACGGGCTTGTTGGCTTTGGTGGCAACAGGGGGTTTGTTTATGACAGGCGGGGGTTCCGGTTCATCATCCGGGGGTTCATCAGGTTCCGGTTTATCAGGTTCCGGTTTATCAGCCGAGGGTTTCAACCGTGTATCTCGCGCCGATTTCTCCGCCGCATAATCAGCCAAAGTCATCGCGCGCCGCGCCAGATCAACCGCGTCTTTTGGTCGCGTCCACCCCTCCCGGCGAGCACGTTTGAACACCGCTTGTCGGGAACACCCAACCATGTTGGCGACGTCCATGTAAGTGACCGAAGGTTTCGCTTCCCACAATTCCCTCATATTTTGCCAAGTGTCGTTAGACATGAAGTTTACGAGTGACATGGACGCTCTCTTACTAGGATCTCCTGGGGTCTATCGGGTCGTTTAATGGGGTTGAGAACGCACTCAAACGGCTTGCCATGGCCGGCGATCTCCACCCCGCACCAACACCACCCCTCAGGGGGGCCGGACCCCGTAGCGCCGCATTCAGCGCACCTCACCAACATCTCTGGGCCGTGGCCATGGCCGAGCAAGCGACCCATGCAAGATTTGCAGACATGATCCAACAATCGCCATTCCATCAATAGCCACTCCAGCCAAAAAGCCGCGCCGGTTTCTCGCGCAAAATTGTCACCACCGCTTCAACGCGAGATGCCACCCGCTCCACTTTAACGACCTCCGTGCCGACATCCCCCACCACGGCAAGCTGACAGGAAATAATGGGAGGGCAGAATTTCGGAACATTGCCCTTGCGGTTTTTGCCAATCAAAACCTCCCGTTCACGGTTGTAACAAGACAAACAGATGACGCCGCGAATCAACCGCGAGGCAGGACGATGGCACCGGGTGCAGCGTGCGGATCGGTAAAAGCGGGATGTGTCGGTCTGAGCGACCTGAGAGTGCTCGGCGCCCGTCTGACAATTGCGGCACGTCCACCGCGCCCCCTGGGACCATCCGCGCTTGGAATGAGCCTCTGAATACATCCGCACGCAATGCGCCACCGCAAAACGACCCAACGCACGCGGACACTCAAAATACAGGCCCGGACAATCCGCCATTTGGAAGTATTCGATCATGAAAAAATCAGCAGTTGCTCCACGATCTCCTCAACTTCCCGCTGAGAGGTGTAACGGTTATGGCGCAGTATTTTTTCCCACACCACATCCAAGACCGCCTTATAAACTTTCTCGAATTCCGCCTCCTCCATGCTGGCAAACGAGATCGACTTAGCGACCGGGGTCACGCCGCCACCAATATCCGCCACCACGTCGTAATATCCCGCCAGGATCACGATGTCCTGACGGAACCGATCAAAGTTTTTCACCGCATCGCCGGCATTCCAGGCGTCATAAGCCAAGCGCAATAAGGCAAAAAACTTGCGATGAAACTTAATATTGCGAGCTTTGGTGATCTCTGCCGCTACCCCACCACCAATCCGAAACTTCTCCAGAAAAGCGCGGGTATCCTCATCAGCGGACATCAGCAGACCATCGCCAATTTTTACAAAATGACCTTTCACGACTCCTCCCGGTCGTCATCACTGCCGACCTCACGCTGATAGCCAATGCACTTCGTTACCCGTCCGCGCATCAGCACCGCCAGACCCAAATGACAACCATCCTGACCATCCGGCTTGCGCAGCCAATTGACGCAATACCGACAGTTGATTTCTTTGCTTTTAGTATTCGTTGTCATAACGACTCCGGGTCGGCTGGGGGCGCCATTCATGGGCCAAATTAGCAAAACGGCAATGCTGGCCCTGGAAAACCAGACGCACGATGCCAGTTGGCCCATTGCGTTGCTTAGATATCAGGATTTCCGCGATACCCGCGTCCTGAGTGTCGGGGTGATAAACCTCGTCACGGTAGATAAACGCCACCAGATCAGCGTCCTGCTCAATCGAACCACTGTCCCGAAGATCAGCCATTAAGGGGCGCTTATTGGGTCGTTTTTCGACCTCGCGATTAAGTTGGGATAGCAGCACCACCGGCACGTTAAGCGTCTTAGCCAAACCCTTGAGCGCCGCCGTGATTTTGGCGATGCCTAAATTCTGGTTTTCCACTTTGGCCGACATCCCAATCAAACCCAGATAGTCGATGACGATCAGCGACAGACCACCCTTCTCGCGATGCAATCGTTTAGCGCGCACCTCGATTTCACCAACGGTCAACCCAGATTGATCGTCAATACACAAGCGCATATCGCCGAGCTTGTTGGATGCCAATGTCACCCCAGCCAGGTCGTCATCGGTCAGTTGCGCGGCACGGAGGTGGTCGTGGTCGATGTTGCCTAGGGCAGACATCAAACGCATGGCCAGTGATTCGGAGGACATTTCCAAAGAGAACACGGCAACATGGCGCGGGTCCGTAGCCGCAACGTGCTGCGCGATGTTCATAGCGAGGGTGGTTTTCCCCATAGCCGGTCGCGCCGCCAGGATGATCAGCGTTCCCGCCTCCAGACCCCGCGTGATCTTGTCCAAATCTGCGAAACCGGAAGAAACCCCGACCATGCCCGTGCCGGCCTGCCAAAGTTTTTCAATGCGCGTGATTGCTGCGTGAGTGGCTTCGCGCGCCGATACCCAGCCAGCCCCGAGCACACCCCGTTCCGCCAAGGTGGCCAAGGCAGTCTGCGCTTCTTCCAGTAATTCCTGAGAAGATCGGCCATTGGGGTTATGCACCGCATCAATCTGCGCCGCCCCAGATTTGATCAGTGACCGCATAACGGAATGCTCGCGGATGGCTTGCGCATACGCCCGCACATTGGCCGTGGAAGACGTGCCCGTGCGAATAGCGCCGAGATACGGCAAGCCACCCGCTTCTTCCAGCTTGCCGCCACGCTGTAGCGCCTCAGCGAGTGTGACGACATCCAGCGGCTTGCCCTGCTCCATGAGCGTTTCGATGCACGACCACATGGCTTTATGGCGCGCATCCCAAAAGTCTTCGGCCTGAACAGTGCCGTAAATGCGTTCGTAAGCATCCGCGTCGAGCAGGATGCCGCCGATCAAGGCGATTTCGGCCTGAGTGCTATGAGGAGGGACGTTATCCATTTTTGCGACTCCGGTTCTCGACCATGCGTTCCACGCCAGCGATGAAGTGGGATTTCTGGACTAGCCAGCGCAAACCGGCTCGCCAGCCGTTGCCGTTACCTCCCATCCAGTGGCTGTTGGTCTTAACCGCTTCGAAAAAATGCCGCCAAAAGTCGAGACTGCGATGCCGTTCGTCTTCCTTCCAGCGATCTTCTAGGCACTTAGCGTCTTTGCTTTTGAGCCATAGGGAAAACGTAATGCCGGGTTGTTCGGGGAGGATGGTGTGGTAGAGATCCACGATTTCCCGATGAGGGCAGGGCGGAAGGCGGGTTTTGATGGGTTTTCCGCCGAACATATCCGGTATCAGGTCGAAAATCGCTGGCGATTTCGACAATAGTTTCTTTTCTTCCTGTTCCTGTTCCTGTTCCGCACCGTTACTTCCCCCTTGTAACGCGTTACTTCCGGGTTGTAACGCGTTACTTCCCCCTTGTGACGCGTTACTTGGTACAGAAACGACGTTATTTCCGAAGGTTTCAGAGTCAACGCGTTGCCGTTCGTCGTACATTCTTTTGCGATTTCGCGTAAACGCACGGGAGGAAATCATCGTTTCAACCATAGAAACGATGTAAGGGTGGTAATAATTGCCGTCAGAGCAGGCATACCACCCAGCCATCAACACGCCCTTGCGCAACTGGAACTCATCGAACGGCATCCCCAGACGCGCCGCGATGATTTCGTCCTCTCCGACCGGGAACGTGCCAGCCGGCACCGACTCCCACGCCTCCATCCACAGCATCAACAGCCAGGGACGCAGCCGTTCAGGACACATGACCCAGGTTTTGGACTGCTTGATGCGCTGAATATCGAGTTCGGGTTTCCAGCCGTTGGCCTTGGTGTCGGAAGCATAAGGGGGTTCAGGCAGGGTGTTGGATACCACCGTCAGCTTCCTCTGTTGAGCTAAATCGTGCATGGCTCACCCCCAAGCAAGTCCAGATATTCGGCGCACGACAAACCCGCCAAATCGGCAGCAAAACGGGTGGGATCTTGGAGCACTTCGAGGATGTGTTCGGGTTCTTCGACCCGATAGACGCCGGGAAGACCGGGGAACGTACAGATAAGCGTCAAGCGTGCTTGCGTGCCGCTTATCGCACAGGTATAATTTTTGACAGGCATGACTGATGTCTCTCTAACAGGTTGATCGGTTATGTCGAGCCTACGGGTCACAACACCCCAAGCTCACTAAGCCCATGCCTATCATGGGCTTTTTCTTTTGGAGTTACCAGGACTTCCACCCTGGGTTCCACGGAATATGCCTTGGAAGACAAGATCCCGACAACGCGCGCATCATCCGTGATGACGACCTTATTCATACCATCCAAGATCGCCTTCAAATAATTGTCCAGATCGGGACGCCCGACCGGATAAAGCTCCCCCGCCAGCGCCGCCGCGCACCTCTTGCGGCTCCACGAAGCTGGCACCGGCAGGAACACCCGTATCTCTACCGCTACGGGGCCGTCAATCGCCACCTGACCCGCCATGGCCAACGCGGCATAATTCCGTACCACCTTCTCAAAACGCACCGTCTTAGGCGGTGTGTACGCGTGCGCAAACCCACCAAAATTAGAAAGCCTGGGCCGTTCCTTGGCCACTGGCGTCCCAGGGACGGTAAACGCGATCACCGTTTCATCAGTATCTTTTTGGGGTTACAGATTCCCTCCAAGGTAATCTCTCCCTGAGATTCACGAATCAGCCTCAGCGCCAGATCAACGGATGGTCGTTTACTAACGTCATAGTTGAGCTGCATCAGGTAAGTGTCTGTCGTCCCCGTTCTGATAGCCAAATCCCGCAGCCCCTTGCGGCGGTACTTGCGATAAAACTCGTTGATGGTCCCCTTCATATATACCCCACGGGTCAACATACTGCAACCCCGCGAGGATAACATCTACAAAGTAAATATATCACGCAGTAATATTACTGTTGAATTCCCGCCTAAAATGATTGACACTTAACCCATGAGATAAACGCTAGGGATACACCGATGTGGACATTAATGAGATCAGACTGAATAACCTCTTGATTTTGATAGAGCGATTTCGGACAGACAAAGAATTCTGCGAGGCGGTTGGTATCAGCGCCACCTACCTGCCGCAAGTCAAGGCGGGGACCAAACGTCTCGGTGAGGTGATTGCGCGGCGGATAGAGTCCAAGATGGGGTTAGAGCACGGCTGGCTAGATCAAGTCCACACGGGAGCTATAACCACCCCAGCACTCGATATTGAGAACATGGCCGCGCTCCATGCGCTAGAGACACTACCGGCGCCGCTCCGTGATACCTTGCGCCGCTTGCTGTTCTTGACTGCCGGACTATGCCACCCGTTGCCAGAGGCTCCCCAGGATGTTGCCCCCTTCCGCTTTACCAACCGACCGGAACACCCTGAAGTTAAAAAGAACGGGACGCGATAACGCCTCCTTAGCCGTTACCGTCCATGACGACGGAGAAATAACCGCAACCGTCATGGACGCCATCACCCCAGACTTACGCGCCACCCTGCGCAACGCGATAGCCTCTCTGATCGACCATATCCGCCACTCCCACTAACTCAGCCTCCAGAAACCCCGCCTCCCGCTGTAATCGCTCCCCCACCCGCTCCAACAGGCGCTCCAACGTCTGCACATAACACGCCGGCAGCATATCCGGCATCTCCACGCTATAGCCCCCCATCGCGTCCGCTGACACCAACACACGCGTTACCACTGCTCTCCCCATCTTCCTAATCCTCCGCGATTTAACCTGTCAGCATTATATGCCGACCGGCAAACACGCGTGACAAAATCTTTATATCTCCATACCTGCCAGGAAAATAATACTCGACAGGTTTACCTGTCAGGGCTATTATTACTTCACCTGGCAACCTAACAGGAGATCGGCATGGACTACCAGCAGGAAAAGAAGAAAGCACCCGAGAGGGACATTCTCGCCAAAGAGGCGAGAAAAGCTGCGGAAATCATGCGCGAGGCGCTGGCGCTAGACGCCGCGATCCGCGACATCTGGGAGGACGAATGATGGAAATGAAGAACATCGCCGCCGCGCTGATTAGCGCGAACAAGGCGTTCAAAACCCCGGCGCAAAGTGGGCTAAACACCCATCTTCGCAACAAATACTCGACCATCGCGGACTATTTGAACGCGGTGAATCACGCTCTCTGGGACAACAACCTGTTTCTGACCCAGAACGTCAAGAGCGTCGAGAACGTCGTTAACGTCACTACCCGCATCACCCATATCTCCGGCGAATACCTGGAGTCCGACGCGACCTCGATACCCATCGAGAAACCCAACGCGCAAGCCGTTGGCTCAGCTATCGCCTATGCGCGCCGCTATAGCCTGGCCGCCTTCCTGAGCCTGGCCGCAGGCACAGAGGAAGACGATGATGGCGAAAGCGCCAGCCATACCACCGAAAAGCGCGCAGCCAAAGAGGTTTATGAAGAAAGCCGCTTCCAGCAAATGCTGCCGGGATGGACCGAGCGCATCAAATCCGGCAAGGCCAACCCAGACACCATCATCGGCATGGTTGAAGCCAAGTATCAACTGACACGGGAACAGAAAGACGCGATCCGCCACGCCGCGAGCGTGGACGAGTTCTTTGAGGGAGTACCGGAATGATTATCACCACGCTCCAGCAAGGCACACCCGATTGGGAGGCGCTGCACCTCACTAAATGCACCGCCAGCCAGGCACCGATCATGATGGGCGCGAGCAAATACAGCACCCGCAACGATCTGCTGCGCGAGAAGGCGACCGGCATCCGCAAAGAGATCGACCCGTTCACGCAACTGCTCTTTAACCGGGGACACGCGGCGGAAGCCGCAGCAAGACCCCTGGCCGAGGAGATTATCGGCGAAGAACTTTATCCGGTCGTCGCCATGGATGATGACGACAAGCTCATGGCCAGCTTCGACGGACTGACCCTCGACGGCGAGATCATTTGGGAACATAAACTCTGGAATGAGCGGCTGGCAGAGCAGATAAAGGCAGGGGATCTAGACCCGCATTACACCTGGCAGTTGGATCATGCCTTGTACGTTAGTGGCGCTCGCAAAGCCTTATTCATGACATCGGATGGCACCGACAACCTGATGGCTTGGTGCTGGTACGAAACGACAGCCTCAAAACAGATGAAACTGTTAACGGGGTGGGAGCAATTCCTTCGGGATCTGGACGGATACATTCATAAAGAGCATCCCAAAAAGCCGGTATCCGACCTGCCGATGGCGCTGCCAACTCTCAGCATCCGCATCGCGGGAGAAGTTCACGCCAGCAACCTCGTCCAATACAAAGAGGCGTACATCGAACGCATCCGCGCCATCCCGACCGACCTGCAAACCGACAACGATTTTGCTGCTGCCGAGAACATGATTAAGTTTCTCGACAAAGCGGAAAAGGAGATCGAAAGCGCCAAGCGCAACGCCCTCGGCCAAACCGCCAGCATTGATGAACTCTTAAGCGCGATGGACGCCCTGCGCACAGAAATGCGCGACAAACGCCTGGCCCTCAATAAGCGGGTCAGCGAACGCAAGACCAAGATCCGCGATGAGATCATCGCCGCCACTGACATTAAGCTAAAAGAGTTTCTGGAAACGCTCAACCAACGCATTCCCCGCGCGCCCATCGGAGCGCATCACCTCACCATATTGCGCGATGCCGCCAAGAACAAGCGCACCGTCAAGGGTTTACAAGACGCCTGCGACGATGCCACCGCACAACTGATTGTTGATTACAACCTGGAAGCGCAACGTATCCAGCACAAGCTGGACGTTTTTGATGAGGTTGCCAAGGGTTTCGAGCACGTTTTCCCCGACCTCGCGGCCATCGCCTCACTCGACCCCAATACATTCCTGAGCATCGTCAACGACCGCATCAAGGACGCCAAGCAAGCAGAGGAAAATCGTCGCAAAACCGAAGCGTTAAAAAAGGCCCAGGAAAAAGAGGCACCTGCCCAAGCGATACCGGCAACCGTTATTGAAGCGGTAATGGAACCACTGCCGCCAATTAATAACACAAGACGATTCAGCGTCGCCATTATCAACGGCAAGATCATGTTCTACACGCCGAGCTCGTTTTATGCGCTCACGGATGATGAAGCCATCGAGATCATTAACGCCCTCAACCAAGCCATCCAGGTCAAGCCATGAAGCCGTTTCGCAACCTCAGTATTTTCCACATCGACGGGGGTCTGGAGGAGTTAAAGCCATTCAGGCCATGCGCGCCACTGGAGGCATCAACCGGAGGATGGGAGCCGTTGCGCGACGACCAGTTCACCATGGAACTCGGCGCCCATACCCTGCTGCAATTCCAAACGGAAACCAAAATCCTGCCGGCCACCACGCTCAAGCGCATGGCCAACGAAGAAACGGCATCCATGGCGCGCATCACCGGCGAAAAACCCAGCCGCGCCCAACTCCGCGACATCCAGGAAACATTGCGTTTGGAGTTATTGCCGCAGGCGCTCACCACGCGTCAGACCACCGGAGTCTGGATCGACAACCAAACAAAACTGCTCATGATCGACAGCATCTCGCCCGCGAAATGCGACTCGATCATCGCCGCCATGCCCGGACCCGTTATCACCCGCCACGCGTTCGGCAACGGCCCCGTCAATCTCATGAGGTTCTGGATCGGAGCAGGCACCGCCGATGGCTTGTTCAGCATGGAAAACGACTGCCGCATGGGGAACGAATCGGGAAGCGCGGTCGCGTATATCAATCTCGATATCGACGACGACCGAGTGCGAGAGCAGTTACACGACGGGATGCTGCCGCAAAGCCTGGGCCTCAATTACGACGACCGCGTCAGCTTTATTTTGCGCGCTGACGGCGGACTCTCGCGCCTCACCATTTCCGATTACGTCTCCGACGAATTTGCAGAAAAGGAGTATGACCCGCAGGAAGCCAACCTGCTGCTCATGACGGGAGAGTATCAACCGCTAATAGCCGCCCTGTTCGCGGCACTGGAGACAGTTCAATGAGCCATTCATCCATCACTCTCTCGTCCTTTCTTTTCCGCGACCCGGAAATGCGTCATCTACCGAATGGGACTGCCGTTACCAAGTTTTCAATGCCGGACAGCATCAAGCGCGGAGGCGAAGAAACGACTACTTGGTGGAACTGTACCGCCTTCGGCAAGCTGGGAGAAACCATCAACAGTTACTGCCAAAAGGGGTCATCCATCTGCGTCACCGGCAAACCCAGCATTCACCAGTACACCACGAAAGACGGCGAAACCAAATTCTCAGCCGATATCAACGTCAGCAGTTTCGACTTCAATCCAGGCACCAAGAAGCAGGACGAACCGCGCCAGGAACCCAAGCAGGAAGCGCGCAAACAGCAAGAGGTTGACTTCGATGACGATATCCCCTTCTGAGATTAGTGTTATTGCCTGAATGACGAAAGCGGAAAAACACCGGCTCAATCGCGTCGCCGAACTCGGTTGCGCGATCTGCCGGCGCCTGGGACTCGGACCCACGCCGAGCCAGATCCACCACCCAAGAGCAGGAATAGGAATGGGACAAAGGGCCAGCCACGACATCGCTATCCCGTTATGCCATCACCACCACCTAGGCCCCAAAGGGGTCCACGACCTGGGGTCGCACGGCCTGTTTGAAGCGCATTATGGGTTCTCGGAAGCCGACCTCATTGCCGATACCCACCGTTTACTGGGAGAGGAAACATGACCACAAAACGCCGCTGGAGCGGTAAAGACGACGACGACATCCTCAAACTCTGGAGCCAGGGATGCCAGATTCCCATCATTGCGGCAGTAATGAGCCGCACGGAAGCCGCCTGCATTCAGCGGATACGCATCCTGAGACTTAAGGGCGGGATCGAGCATTACGAAACCCGGCGCATGGACAATCGCCTGTTCACCAAACGCCAGGATCAATACATCCGGGTTCATCATTGCCAGGGAACCCCCAACGCCGAAATCGCCGCCGATCTAGGGGTCCGTGAGGACGATGTTGCAACCAGACTTAAGCAGATTGAATTATGAAATGGCGGCGGCTCGGCGAGTACTTCGTGGAAAGCGAATGCAAGCAATTTCGCATCAGCAAAGCCTTTATTGAAAAAGTGGCCAGATATTCGTTATGGCGCAAAGGCGCGACCGGGTTTGATTTTCTAGGGATCTTTGCAGACGGTAACGAGGCGAAACACGCCGCACTTAAGGAGGAGCAAGCACATGGATGATTGGGATTCACGATGGATGAAGCTGGCCAAACTTTTCGCTTCTTTTTCAAAAGACCCAAGCACCGGAGTTGGCGCCGTGGCGATTGATGAGTACAAACGGGTTCTTGCAACCGGGTATAACGGGTTCAGTCGCGGGGTCAATGATTCCCTGGAAAGGCTTAGTAACCGCACGACGCGATATGCACTTACGGTTCACGCGGAAATTAACATGTTGGTCAGTGCCGAACGATCCCTGAAGGGATGTACCGTTTACATCTGGCCATTACCATGCTGCTCAACGTGTGCTGCCGCCCTCATCCAAGCCGGCATCTCCCGCGTCGTTGCACCCGCACCGAACACCTCGCTGGCAGACAGATGGGGAGAAAGTATCGAAGCAGGGATGATGGCATTAAGGGAAGCCAAAGTGATGGTCGATATTTTGGAGCCGGAATTCTAATGCCTAATTTGCCGCCCACTGAACCCCGTTGCCATGACCTGAAGTGCGGGGTACATATCGTTTGCCGTCGCTGGCTGGAGCGGGAAGATTATGCCGATCGGCACTTCAGCATCATGCGGCCCACTTATCACTGCAACGATACCCCGTGCGACCACTTTATCCCCCAGGAACCGACATGACCGATCCAGATCCGCGCCATTCGTTCACCCGATGCTGGGACGAAAAGTGTTACCAACGCGCGTCCTGCGCCCGCTGGACGCAACGGCACGACAAAGACGCCCATCTGCATATCAACACCATGCGGACCCCGGCAGAACCGCTAGACAAGCCCTGTATGGCCTATATCTAATCACCGACGAAAGGAGTTTCGATCCCAACATGACCGCCATTAAACGATCCGTCCCGGCGCGAGTAATGATCGCCAATGTCGCCACTATTACCGGAGTGACGCAAGCCAACGTCGAAAAAGTGCTAAGAATGACCGCACATCACACCACGCAATTACTGGTGGATAACGACATCGTCTGGTTGCCGCACCTGGGTAAAGTCTACACACAGGACATTCCGGCCCGAGAAGGCCGCAACCCGGCCACCGGAGGACGCATGACGATCCCCGCCAAGCGCCGCGTTAAATTTTTCCCAGCCAAGGCGATCCGCGATGCTCTACTTTGATACCGATTTCATGACCGTGCTGGCCACCGTGGGGGGTGGATTATTAGTCCTGCTGGTTATCCTGGTGGTGTTTGAACTGATAACGGGTGGGTTCTTTTCGAGGCATAAATAATGGCAATCAATCCATGGAGCGAAGACGAGGTATCGCGTTGTATCGAGTTGTTTGCTGAGGGATTGAAACCGCCTGAAATAGCCGCCGCCATCAATAGACCCACTAGCTCCGTGACGCGACGCATCAGCGACATGGAAAACGGCAAATTCAAAGCGGACCTGCAAGCTAAAATTCGCGCCGCCCGAAAAGTGCGCTACGCCAAATTCGGCAATGACAATGAGCGACAAGTCTGGGAGCCATACGATGATGATCGAATCACCGCCCTGTTTAAGGAAGGACTGAGCGACAAGATGATCGCAGATCGCCTAAACCGCTCTTACAAGGCTGTACAGAGACGCCGCAGCATCCTGGGGTTGGTGCGCGTTCACCACGCAACCAGCAATATGACCACCTTTGCCGACGTAATGAAATTCGCTATTTCGGGGAGATGGGTATGACCGAGTTTGATCCCACCGGCATTGACCAGCATCAACCCGGCGCCAAGCTGGACGGGGGCAAGACCCGCGCGGGACTGGTGCTGGGAGGGTTCTCAAAGGCGCTAGACGCGGTCGCACAGGTCGGGACGTATGGAGCTACCCGCTACACGCCGCGAGGCTGGGAGGTCGTCCCAGACGGCAAAGAGCGGTATCTGGATGCGGCATACCGGCATCTGCTCGCAGGAGATGGATTAGATGAATCAGGGTTGCCGCACCGCTGGCATCTCGCCTGGAACATCCTCGCCGTGCTGGAACTGGAGCGCCGCAGTGAAAACCCTTGATCTTCAGCATACCCACCCCGCCGCTTTGGCCCCAGAAGACCTGGAGCGCCTGACCGGCTACCAACGCCAGGGTGACATTGAAAGGTGGTTGCGGCAGAATGGCGTGCCATTTTTCCGGGGGCGTGTTGGCGTGTGGACGACACTGGATGCGGTCAACCAAGCATTGGGTCTGGCCCGCCGTCCGTCGCCACCGACCGAGCCTGATTGGAGTAGCTTGCGATAACCCGCACCAGACGAGTGAACAAAGACTTGCCGCCACGGGTTTACCTGCACGGCAAAACTTACCGTTACGTTCCCCTGGACCCGGCGACTCGCCGCAACATGCCTCCTGTTGCTTTGGGCCATGATCGCGCCACTGCCCTGGCCCGTTGGGCGGAACTAACTAGCCAGCCAACCCAAGGCCCCATCACCTGTGCCGATCTTTGGGCGCGCTATGAACAGGATGAATTGCCCCGAAAATCACGCGCATCCCAAGTCAGCAATCGTCAACAATGGCGCCAACTAGCCAAAGTTTTTGCCAAAGTCGCCATTCATACCATTACCCCACAGCATGGTTTTCAATACCTTGACCTGCGCGGCAAGACCAGCCCCGTCCAGGCCAATCGTGAAATCGCCCTCTTTCGCCATCTTTTTACCAAGGCCCGACATTGGGGGTTATGCTCAGATAATCCCCTGCTGAAACTCCAATACCGTAACCCAGAGCCACCAAGAACACGCTACGTCACGGACTCAGAACTGCAAACCGCCATCGAACGCGCCACGCCCTGGCTGGGTGCTCTCATGTGGCTGGGCTATCTTACGGGTCTTCGTCGGGGTGATCTCCTCCGTCTCACACGATTTGACTGTAAAGAGGATGGCATCCACTGGGTCGAACACAAAACGCATAAACGGGTCGTTATCGCCTGGACAGAGGAGTTGCGCGCCCTGGTTGATCGCGCCCTATCCGCGAGTCCTGATCTACGCCTTTTCCCTATCACCGAGAGCGCCATCAACAACGCCTGGGGTCGGTTCCAGAGGGCGCTTGCTGCCGATGGCCATGAACGGTTCCTGATGCGCGACATCCGCGCCAAGCACGCCAGTGACATGGAATCGTTGGGGGGAGACGCCACCGCCCAGCTAGGGCATTCCACTCGGGCAGTGACTTCGCGACATTATTTGCGGAAGCCGAGGGTTATGGTGCCATTGCGGTAATCTTATTCCCAAATCCCGCCTGGATTCGAGTATAATTAAAAGGCGCGGCCGGCTGGTGCTACCAACACCAGACGACCACTTTCCACAACCAACCTGGATCAGAGGTTAGGCCATGAACCAGACAGCACTTATACCGCTCTCAGGCGGCAAAGCTCATGCAATTGTAGATGACCATTCAGCGTCGTTTCTGGGCCGGTGTAACTGGTCGGTGTCGGGCTCAGGTTACGCGGTCAGGGATGTAATGGTCAACGGGAAGCAAGCTAGGTTTTACATGCACCGAGTCATTGCATACGCGCCTGACTGGGTAGATGTTGACCACATCAACGGCAACCCGCTCGACAACCGAGCAGAGAACCTGCGGCTCGCTACCAGGGCGCAAAACGCCAGGAACTCCAGGCCGCGCACCAGCAGACGCGACGGAGTCCCGTACAAGGGCGTCTACAAGAACCGGAACGCATCAACCTACACCGCAAGGATAACCGTACCAGGAGAAACGGGTCAGCGCCACATCTATCTTGGCAGTTTCAGAGAACGGGAGTCAGCCGCCAGGGCTTACGACACGGCCGCGAAGGAGCACTTCAAGGAGTTTGCCCGGCTGAACTTTCCTGACGGATAAGTTGGTGGGGGGCCTCGGGATCGAACCGAGATGGTCGCGGATTAAGAGTCCGGTGCATAACCATTCTGCCAACCCCCCAAAGACGCTCGCTTATTCCCAAATTGGGAATATCGCTGCCGTTTTCCTCTGTAACTGCCTGATCTATATAGGTAGCGCAGTGGATTAAGAGTCGTCTAACCGTATGTTGGCAAAACAAGGCGTTACGCAATATTTTGGGAATAAACGATTGGCATAAGCTACTGATTTGGCGCGCCACGCCTGTTACTTATTCCCAAAAATACCAGTAAAGTATATCCGCTTTTTTTATGCGTTATAGACAAAACGTGTCTTATTCGTGAGTGCGCCCAAACATATATATCAGTCCAGCAAGCAGCTACCCCGCCACAATCTCTGCCGCCCGTCCCGTTGCCAGCAGTGCTTCCTGCTCTAGATAACTTAACCCATCGACTACGTCCGGGTCATCCAACCGCACATCCTGCGCCAGCGACAGCAGATGTAAAAAATCGACAATAATGGGATCGGTACTCGACCGGATAGCGATGCGTTCCCCAACATTAAAGCGCCGCAGGAACTCCAATTGCGTAATGATGGCCGCAGGAGGCGTGACAGGCGGCACCACCGCCGGGACAAACTGCCCGTCCACATACCCATCGCCCGGACTCACGCGCTCCCCAGGGCCAACCAGGCGCCCCTGGGGGAAGTCTGCCAGGGTGCCCAGCACCACGTTAGTAACTACACCGTCAGTGATTAAGGCGATCAAGAGTAATACTCCAGAATAATAGCGCCACTGGCGCCTGAGCCACCATTGCCACCGTTAGTATAATTTTGGCTATAAGCTAATCCACCAGGACCGCCGCCATATCCATAGAAAGTACCGTCGCCGCCCACAGTGCCAGGCACTGTGGTGGAGGGAGCATTCGTGCCAGGATTACCCCTGGGCGGTGAAGAAGAAGTGGTGAGCGAACCGCCCATATCCAAAATATCCCACAATAATCCAAAGGGCGTATAGGTGCCATTATCACCCGTTATCCCAGCGGATGTAGTGGGCACAGTGCCGCCAGCACCTCCGGACACGCTCAGATTCCCAAAAGTAGTGGAGCCGCCAGCACTACCGGCAACACCCGCCGTGCCTCCGGCACCGCCAGCACCCACCTGATAGTTGACGGTGCCATTCACTGCCAGCGGATACCGAAAGATATAACCACCATTGCCGCCATAACCCGCAGGAAAATTATTCATCCCAATCGCGGTTCTGAAACCGCCGGCGCCGCCACCGCCCCCGATCACGGTAGCAATGACAGCCGACACCCCCACCGGCACCGTCCAGACACTGCCACTCGTCAAAACTACAAAACGTAACGAAAAAAACTGGGTCAGATCGCGCGATTCATGTGCCCAGACATTCGTCGCTGTTTGCGCCGCTAATCCCGAAATGGCCGCATCCAGATAGTCGAGTTTTGCCGCTCGCCCACTGGTATAGTCCGCCGCTGCCGCGCGAGTAGTAATGGCCGCGTCCAGCGTATTCAGGCGGCTGTCGGTGCTACTGAGACGACTGGTAATGGCCGCGTCCAGCGTTGCCAGACGAGTGTCGGCAGTGGCGACGCGGCTGGCAATGGTGGCATCCAGATTATTGAGCCGCGCATCGGTGCTGCTCAACCGTGAGGTGGTCGCCGCGTCCAGGTAATCGAGCTTGGATGCGCGGCTATACAATGCCGCATACAGTTTCGTCAGGGACGTATAAATGGGAGCCAGCAGACTCACAGAGGCACCTCGCTAGTGGCAATGGCCGTCAATAAACCGTTGCCGTCATAAGTATATGTCTCGGTACGAGTGACACCGTTCCCGACAATGACGGCACTACTACAACGATCATTACCGTCATAGTTAAACGTGGATACCTGGGTATGACCACTGCCAAAATTCTCAGTCAGAGTGACCACGCGACCAGCACCGTCGTAAGTCAGCGAGGTGCTATCCGCCCAATGACTCTGCAAATCCAGGCTCAAACTTTCGTCCCGGTGATGGGTGTAAAGCAGGCCATCAACCCCCTGAAGAATGGTTCTCAGGCGCGCCACATCTTCATCTAAACGATTGGCCGCATGAGGCAGCGGTAACGCATAGCGCGCAGTGAGATCGTTAATCATCAGGTAAGTGCCACCCGCAAATTACGCAACAAAGGCCGATGCACAGCCGTGCCGGCCAGGGTTAGTTCCAGACGGGTCTGTGCATCTGAAATGTCGGTATACTGATAGTGTAGTTCGGTCCAGCCCTCACCTAGTTCCTCGCTTTCCAGCAAAGTCATTTCCTCGAACGCATTGGATACCTGCGTTGCGGGTGTAACCGTCGCCCCCGAAGGCAAATAAGCGTCGATATACATATCCATATCCACGGTCAACCGGGTCGGAGAGACACGGGTATCCAAGGCTGTGGAGATGTAATTGCCTTCTAACTGCCGTTTTCCGGTGATCAGCGTGATGTCTTTATGGACTTTTGGCGAAGTGTACTGAGTGCCCGTGATAATCACTCGCCAGGTGATTTCACCCGTAAATCGGGATTGCAGGGTGATGACCTGATTTTCCACGCAAGGATAAGTCACACCACCCGCAGTGATCTCAAATATGACCTCACACCCCACAGACGGACGGTCCACTTCTGCCAACACAATAAATTGATCCGCATCGACTACGTCAATCGGCTCTAGGACTGTTGTGGCTGTGGGTAATGGATCGGTGGCTTCCGCATAGATATTAGATAGCAACCGGAACGTCAGGTCACTCGTTTGATGCGGAGTCCAGGTCAAATTGTTAGACGAGGATAGCATGACGCCAATTTGATAGGGTTGCGTCGTGACCCACTGCTGGGCGGTGGCGTCATATTCACCCATATTAGCGACCGCAATGGCGGTGACGGAATCAACGGCCCCGACGACAATCGCATATTCCTGATTGGCGTAAATCGTGGCCGGAGTAAACTCAATGCGTTGCCAGCCATCGAGTACGATGTCACTCGGGGACAAGACAGCCTGTGCAATTACTCCGTAACTGGGCACCCCGTTTACACATTCACGGATCTGCACAAGCACATTTTGGGCGCCTGTCCCTTTGGCAGTAAACCAAAGATCCAACCCGGATATCTGCACGGTGCTTTGCAACAAAAACGTCTGCGCCAACGGGTCAAAGACCTGGGGTGGTGACGGTTTAACATAAGGTGAAGCCTCGCCACCTGGCGCAGTTATCCAGACAATGGGTTCTGGATAGGCCGAGGCGTCGGCACCCTGATAAGATTCCATATAACCTGTTGCCGGCTGCCCATCAAAGCCGATATAGCTATATGTCCCACCCAGGACATCTCCTGAAACATAGGCTTGTTTGTACCAAATCTGTTTGCGGTGCTCAGTAATAACCGAACGGTGCTCATAGAGCATGACCGTGCCGTTGCCAACAAACGTCCCAGACGCATGTGACGTAGTGCCGTGAAAATATACCGATTTTGTTCCCGCTAAAATGCCCTCGGGTATCGTGAATTTGCCAGTGATTTCGCCATCGACATTCGCAGCAATACTCATCAGACCACCTCCTCGAAATCAACCGACAAGCCATCGAAATAGACGGTGTTCAACAGTTCGCCGTTGCCGAATCCTGCCAGGTGGAACGTAACCTCAATAGGTCGTAGATATTCAGCCACACTTTCAGAGACCCCCACCAGTTCTGTGGAGGTAGTGTTCCAGCGTTGCGATTGCGACCATTTGGGATCTTTTGGCCAATACGCCCCAGGCCCAAAGATATTAGCTGGCCTAATCGTAATCCGAGAAATGTCCTCGGGTTCTTCAAAGATTTTGGTAACAGGCGATGTCCAGGTATCGTCGGTCACGGTCCAGTTGTCGATGGCCGGGGAGAGTGTTACGGTCGCCGGGAGAGGTAACAAGCTGTCATACGGGTTGACAAACATCGAGCCGGTACGCAAAAACTGGTTCACAATTATGGTGGGGTGCGTGGCCCCCAGGGTAATGTGATCCGCCAAATGCACCGAATGGACGCTGGCCTCAACACCCAGGGTGAGCATCCCATTCACAATGCCAGCCGTTTGCGGCAAACCGGCATCGCGGAAATTGTCGTTCAAGAACGGATCGGCAAAAACACCCTTTTTGGCAGGCAGGTCGCGTTGCGATAAGTCGCGCGATAAACGCTCTTCCGCAATCAGTGCGTACAGGATATCGACGTTCTGACTCAGCCGATTAATCTCGTTCATCGGCACCATGCGCGTGGCATTGTTCACGACCGTCGTCGTTTCGTCCCAATGCTGCACCACCACCGCCAAACCCAGCATTCCCGACGGCACTTGCGGTATCTTTGGGTAATAAGTTGCCGAGGTGCCGGCTATGAAACGCAACTGCCCATCATTGGCCATGCACACCAAATCATTACGCGGCAAGGCCCAGGCATAAGACAGAAGCACCTCACTACCCACAACGGCGCCGCTGATGTTCACGCCGCGCAGATCGGTGTCGGCTGCGTCAGGTACATAAGTGTCCCGGTACTGGAAAGTGCAGGTATACGTGTTGCCAACCCCCGGCTCGCCATCGGGCGCTGTCGGTGACAGGCTCCAGTCCACCTTGCCAGCCGTGAGTTGATAATCAACGCCTTTGACGTAAGTGGTCTCGCCCTGTACGCACGACACGATATTCACGACGCTAGTGCGTTGCGTGATCCCATCGGGGGCATAGATGATATCCAGACTACCGGATACCCCGTGCGTCAAATTGCTGACCTCCTCACGCAAGACCGAAACGTCTTCAATCTGCGCAATAGGAGGGAAATCACACGCGATGTATTCAGATCCGCCTGTTGCGAGATGCGGCTCGTTGTCGATATTGCGCACATCAGGACTGGTGTCCACGATGAGTCGCAAGGCATTCTGCCGGACAATCTCCTCGCCGCCCACGCGCGCCACGCCCGCCGACAAAGAATAAACCTGCTTGCCATCCGCCGTGGGCGCCAGGGCGCTGACAATCATGCCCTCAGAGACGTAATAACCACCCGCCGATTGCCGGTCGTAGCGCGCAATCAACTGTGAGATAGCATCGACGTTGGGAGGGGCCGTTTGGCCAATGAGTAACCCGTCTTCGACGCGATACACCGGGTAAAAATCACCCGGCTGACCGTCGCCATCAAATCCCCACACCGCATCAATGCGCAGGCGCGCGGCACCGGGGTCTTGATAATTGCGGAAGGAGACTGCCGGATCGCGTAGTGCCGGATTCTCCAGCTCAGTGATGATGGGCGTGGTGATGTAGATCCCGACAATCACCAGTCCTTCCACAGGGATCGTGAACTCTCCAGACGGCACTCCGCGCACCGCCCCGCGCAGATACAACGCCCCGCCAGACACGGTGGTTGCGCCCGTGGTGGCATTAATCACAATGGTGGCACCCGACAATACATCACCCTCTTTCATGAGGGCATCGGTAACACGCTGGAGGCGGTGAATAGCAGAAGACTGTAATTCGTTCAGTTCCGCCGATTGCAAAACGTTGCCGGCTCGAAACAAAAGCCGCTCATAATTGTCGTCAGCATTAAAACGGTCGTAATAATGCGGGATATCTATAGTAGACATAGTTAGATGACCAAAACGAATTCGAATTGCTGGCGAACCAGGGGTGAGCGTTCCAGCGGCAGTTCAAACCGCTCAACAGCTAAAAGCGTTCCGGGTTCGTCAATATCGGCAGGGAGAAAGTAGCGTTGACCGGCAGGTAGCCCGTCTACCATGACGGTATTAATGAATAAGCCCACCTCACGAATAGTTTTATCTGCCGCATCCGCAAATCCAAAATCAAACCGCAAATACAAATTGGGGGTTGGTCCCGTGACTAACGTGTAGTTGCCCGTAGGGGTTTCAATCAGTCCCAGATCGTCCGGCTCGGCAAAACCAGAAGTGGTGACAACGGTGCGGCCCAGTTCGGCAACCAGTGCCGTTTCATCCAGACCCGGAGACACTGCCGTTACGTCCCACGCCGCATCTCCTTCGCCCCAGGCGAGATGCAGCGGCAATTCGTTGATAGCCGCCGCCCATGCTGCCCGCCCAATGCTCGTTAAAATCGCCATTTTCTAGTCCCGTTCGATTATTGGTTTAGCCTAGTGTCACGACTACAGCAGAGCATCCATGTCATCCTGTATAGCGATTAGATCCAGCGTGTACTGCGCCAGCCGTGCCCCCACCTCTGCCGCCACCGTTTCGTCACGATTCAGCAAAGCGTCATCTGTCACCAATGCGTCAAATAGACTCATCGTTGCGGCGTGCAGGGCCGGGTATTCCGGCATGGCGATAAACACCGTATTCAGTTCAGCGAGCACACTGCTGATGTTCGCTTGTTGTACGCCAATCTCCGCCAACAGATCTGCGTAGCCATCAGGGATATCAATATTAAATGGCGGCGTGATTTCTTTAGGGGTCAGCGCAATATCTTGCCAGGTCGCCTCGTTCCAGTTACTGGCAGACCAACCACCCGCCGCACCGCCAGACGTATAAGGGCCGCGTAATCCTAAAGTCTCAAGCTCGCGCACATCAATGCGGGCCAACGGTAACGTCACCGGACTGGTCATGTCGGACAGCAGCAAATCCAGGGAGAGTATGCCGTAGCGATTGTAATAAAGCGTCGTGGCATAACCCGTCAGCACCGATAACGCTATAGATAACGTAGATACCGGCGTTGTCAGCACGGTAGGTGGCAACAAGGTAGCCGGAGGCAGCATCACAGTCCCAGCCGGTCGATCTGCATCCGCTTGCGCCGTGGGGATATCCCAGGATTGCAGACTCCGGGCAAATAACTGCATCGTGTGATATTCATAAATGGGCGCCCCCTGCAAATGATGCGCCCCTGACAAAGCCGCGTCCTCGCTGAGATAATGCATCTCCTGCCACGGTTCGCGCACCCGCACATCCGGGTATCCCCACCGCTGGAGACTGTGTTCAATGCCGCGCGGGGTATTGCGAGGCCGCGTCACTTCCGCAATGAGATGCGCGCGATACGCCACATCATCCATGCCGTCTCGACGCGGAATGCCGTACAAGGCGCCGTGCATATCCAGCCAGGCGCCGTCCGCCGTGGCAATACTCTCTTGCTGGACCGCATCCGGCACCGCAGACTGAAAAATACGCCATTCACGCTCCACCGGACGCGTGATCGCGTGTAAAAGCGAGGAAAATCCATAAAAAGGGGTGCCGGCAAAGTCAACCATGGTGCCGCGCCCCTCAACCAGCACTACGGCACCCATAGCCAAGAGATTCTGATCGTAACCGTCGTCTAGGACAAACCCCTCAGCCTGCAAAGCATCCACCAAGGAACCGACTGTGTAATCGCCAAAGTCATAAACTCGGGTTTGGTCTGCCCAGGCAATAATCAGTGCTTCATCGCGGATCTCCCAGGTGGCCGTGGTGCTCGATGGAGCACGCAATCGAATGGCCTCGCGCTTGCCGGGATCAACGTTAAAATAACGAGGCAGATAGCGAATGATTGGCTCAAACACGTTACGCCTCCGTTAAGGTCACAGAACCATACGTCGGACGCTCATGGATAGCGTATTCAATGCTCATGACCGGAACCTGCAATTCGAGATTGAGGATACCCGGCACACCGTACAGCGTGTTAATAATAGCCGGCACCGTCAAACGGGCGCCGCTTAAATAGCGCAACAAGCTAGTGATCGCCGCTTGGGCTTGTTCGGTGACATTTGCCAGAGCATACCCCGTTGCCAGTTCGACGGTAGCAGCAACAGTCAGCGGCACATCGGTAATGGCAATGCATTCCACGCGCATCCCCGCAGGCCGATAACCCGGCACGATCAGTCCCTGGGCATCGTTTCGATAGCCATCTATAAGCGCCTGGGTGCGTTCTACCAAGGCCGCCGACGTTGCCCCCACCCCGTTATGCAAATAAAGCTCGACGCGGCCAGGGGTCTCTAGAAGTGCCACATACTGCACTTGCTCAACAATTAATCCCCCTTCTTCCACTGCCGCCAGCCGTGCCCCATACTCCAGTGCCGCCAACGTGCCGCGCGCTAATGCCTCAATATAACGGGCAAAGCGTTCCCGTTGCTCGGCATCTGTTTCCTCGTAACGCCCATTCAAAATAGGCTCACGATTTGTGACATCGACCGCCGCGTCAATCATGTCGTCACTGGGCGAGACAATGATGGATAAGCCGTATACCTCCGAATTGGCATCCGGGCCGGCTGACACGGCTCTGGCCAGTGTTGTTACCTCATATTCCCCAGCTATTATGGTGGCCTCAGCCAACGTGAGGTATTCAGAGGCGCCACCCAACATTCGCACCCGCGTACCGGCTGGGATTACTACGTCATTAAGTTGCAACACCTCAAGATAAAAAGTAATCTCGCCCAAGGCGTAAGCGGCAGGCAGCTTGCCAAAGTCAAACCCCGAAAAAACGGCCTGCGGGATCGCTTCGCTAATGGCTTGGGTCGCGCCCATCCATAATTCGTCCAGCCCAATAGAGGTCGCCTCCAGCCACGAACGCGTGACCGAGCCGACATTAAAGTCGGTCAGGCTATCGTTCGAGGACCGAACATGAGCAACTAATCTCGACAAAATTCCTGGGAACGACAGCGGTTGAAACATGGTTACATTACCGGCAATTGATAAAGGATATTCAAGTCGTTGACACGTTCCTCGCCCACTGCCATCGCACTCGCATTAATCGTCAAAATGTCGCCGCTGGCCTGCGCCCCTACCTGAACCGTGGCGCTACGCGGATCGCGTAACATGGCGCGCCGCACAAAACCCGCGCCTAGCACCATAATCACTGCGCTATTGCCGACTCCTAGCACGGAATAAATCTCACACCCATAAGTTGGGTGCGGCATAAAAGTGCCGTAGGGCACCCGGACGCGATGACGCAGGGCTTGGCCGAAATTGTACCCGCCCAAAATTACGTCCAAATCGCCATTGACCGTCACCAGTTCACCATTTGTCATCCGCACGTCGCAACCAAGTGCTTCTTCGCCCGTCACAGCAGAGGCGTTGGTGCCGTAAGACGGCACTTTGATCCAATCACCCCACAGCGCCGCGCCTGGTATGCGCGCCAGCGGGTCCATGGATGACACCAAATATGGTGGACGCAGATTGTTTAGCTCGACCAGTTCGCGCCAACGTAAACCGTCTCCAAAAACTCGTTGCGACAGACTGGGAAGCGTATCGCCAGGGCGAATCGGGATCTCTTTTACGCGCGCCATATCAACCCCTCACCTAGGCTGTTTAGCTCAGTGACAGCTACCGACCACGCCAAGATCGGCAATTCCAAAACATCCACAACCAAACGCTGTCGGACTCGTTCCCCATTGGGCGTTAGCGACAAAATAGGCAAGCGCCCAGATATCTCGGCACGTTTACCAGACCAGGCCACCCCTTGCCGACCGCCCCGGATGGCATGTAGCCCATGAAGATGATTAGCAAACAGTGGCCAGCGGGACATCTGAATGGTCGGCACCTCACTGGTACAGGATCTCGCCAGCGTCAACATGGCGGCACGCGCAACATCGTCAGCCAAAGTTAAAAATTCATGCCGCGCCACATCCTCCCCTTCCTGCTGCCCTGATCTGATTTCAGCCAGGGCCTGATTCAGCAAGGAGTTCCAGCTAGTCAGCCATTCCGACAAATCGCGCCATTGCGCGCGCAATGCGGGTACTCCCGCTATTACCGCAATTAATGCGGTAATTTGATAATCCAGGTCATGACTCGGGTCGGTCAGGAAGGATGCCATGTCATTACTCCACCGTTACCGTGCCAGTACTGATGACCAACGCCCCACAGGCACACAATGATCCATCGTGCGCCGCCGCCAGCCCATTAACCAACACCGTATTGGCGCCCGTCACAATAGGCACTGGACCGTGAATGACGCATAACGCTATATCGGTGACACGCGCCACCTGAATGCTTTGAGCGGTAACATCCGGCGAGGCTGAGATAATGAAACCGCCGTGACTAATAGCGTCGCCTAAATGGGCAATGGCGGGCATCAGATGAGCCTGTCTAGCCCCCAAAGTTGCATATTGAAACGATAGAGTAACGGACTATGCTTACTCCGTTGCAACTGGAAATCACGGGGATAAACCACAAAGGAGGTCATATTCAATGCGTCCACCAAGATAAGCTGGATAGTGTCCGGGTCCATGCCCAGCTTAGAGTAAGCAAGGCGTTGTTCATGGTAATTCTGAACGATCATGTTGCGCAGGCTAAACATGGCCACTTCGCCAGAATTGGTCTTGAGTGATGAACCGAAAATTGATCCGCCCGTGGCATAACCCGTGTTGCCGCGTATGTTGATCTCAACAATAGCCGAACCAAAATCGTCAACGTAAGCACCACCCAACGTATTAATAGCTGTGGCGCGCGTGGGATAGCGATAACTCATGTCCTCTGGCCGAGGTATAAACCAATGCACCCAGGGTATACCGCCCCACAATATCAACATAATGGGGCGATCTGTTTGAGATAGCCCTAGCGATGTCATGCCAACTAAAGCCGTCGCTATGCCGGCAGTCGTAGTCGGCAAAGGACTCAACAAGTTACCAACACCCTCCGCTAAAATCGCATCAGCCATATCCTCGCGTCCCCTTATGTCTACGGGTTTAGTTCAACAACACCGTCAGCCCTTAAATTTATTACTGCCCCACCACTACTCCGAAGCGTAATAACACCATCAGGATTTATAAGGATAAAAGCCCCCGAAATATGTTTCAGTAACAAGGTATTTTCTGGCAGATGGTTCATGGAAGCGTCCTTGTTTGCCGGAAAATAAGTGCCGACTACAAAAGGCTGGCCAGAAAAATATCCAATTAACGCCAGTGAATCGTTTTTATCGGTGAGTTCGACGCTCCACTGCCCATCTTTGGGGATATCCACTTTCGGCATATAGTGGAATCCGTGCTCCTGGGAACCCCATTGCGTGCTCAACGGCACCCCCGACGCAAAGCCACCGTCATCCATAAACACTACATCGACAACGTGCTTTTCGGGATAAATCTTGGCAATGCGCCCGACGCGCAACGTATTTGATTGGGGTGTGCCACCGCCAGTTTGCATTTCAAATCTCCGGAATTACCATAGCGCCAACTTTTCCATCACGCCCTGTTTACCTTCTACCAGATAAGGCGAAATGCGCTTTTGCAGCAACAGATCACGCTCATAATGATTGTTGGATCGCATGAACCCCAGGGTGGTCGTGAATTCGCGGTAAGGAACGAAATGATGGCGCACCTGGGTGATGTAGTGTTGCAGTTTCAGGCGACCACGGGTCAGCAGATAATAGCTACCGATGCGCAAGCGTTCATTGCCGTGGATGATCAGTTCGCCCTCGTCGAACATGACGTTGTCATGATTAGCTGCCATCAGCCATTGGCGCCGCAACGCAGTCCAATCTGAAATGCTGACACGCGCCACCTGGGGATCGTCGGCCACGTGATGAGGTGGGGTATTCATATCGGGTATTTGGCTGGAATTTAATTCCAATGGCCGCGCGCCATAGATCTCCACCTGGCTGTTTTTGTAATGCAAGGAATGAACATCCGCGACTTCTCTGGCAATCGCGTTCGCCATCTGTTTGTCAGCCGCGAACTTCAAAGCCTCGCCTGTAACCCAAAAAATGTTGTAAACCTCGCGGTCATGACGCCGATAGTTGGCTGACCGCACCATGACGAATTCTTGACCGTATTCTTCTTCCTCGTCAGCTTCCACAATCCACACTTTGGATAAATCAATTTGCTGCCCGGTGTTTTCAATGAACTTGTTGTTGTCACTGCCGGCTTCCAGTTTAACGTCGATTTCGCAATATGGCGTGGGGCGATAAACCAGAAACGGCCCTTCGTCACCGTTATCAAGTTCTTTGTCGCGGTCCTCAATATACAATTCGTTCCAAGGTGTATCGGCATGATCCATCATCAGCTTCCATGCCGTTCCGTTATTGGTTGCTATCTGCGCCGTGGACACAACCCCCACCTTAACTTGCCCGTCATAATCGACCTGGAGCACATGACCATTGCCCGTCTCCAGCATCATCTGGAACAATTGCTCATTCCATAATTTATCGAGCAGGGTTTGCATATAGTCAGCCGCAGGCATCATCCCTTCTTTGATAGCCAATTCATTGAGCCGCAGAATAGGATTGAGATATTGCCCGGACGATCCATAAAACTGATGCAGCTTGACAATCTCGCCAATGCAGCCGTAATCATCCCCACTGATGCGCACAAAGCGCGCGGGACTACCATCCTCGCCCATAGTCTCCTCGCGCATGATATCGCGGACAAAACCACGCATGATTACAGGTAATCGCTCAACGTAATTGTAAGCGTTGCGCGCCAGGCTGATCTCGACTACGTTCATGGGAGCAATCAGCCCATACAGGGAATCAACGACGACACTATTAATACTCTCAGTCAGCGGAATTCGATATGGTTTATCGGGGACCACCACCTCCCAGCAACCCTTGGGGTTATACAAATCCTTGGCTGTGCTGATAGAACCCCCTTCCCCGATGTAAGGCGTGATATCTAATTCCTGGGGGACGCCATCTATCGCTTCTTGCTGCTCTGTGCGAAAGATCATAACCTTGGCGGCAGGATAATAAGTGCGAGCGCCCATTAAGCTACGCTCCCCGCTGCAGGTGGCGCGCCAATCGTAATAGCGCCTTTAACGGAATTGTCAGCAGATCCAGAGGTGGCTTTAATGCTGCTTTTCTGTTGGGCAACAGGCACACCGTTAACGGTATGATTGACCGTCACGTCCAGGCTACCGAAATTAGCCGCTTGTTTATTAGCCCCCATCTCTTTGCTGGCTTCCGCTGGGGCGGGTGCGGCACCAGGGTCATCGCGCCAACTGGTAATGGGTGCATCAGAGGGTTTTTTATTTAAGTTTGCAGGATCACTCCCCTCTCTCTTGGCGTATTTCGACATAAGATTGCCATTAGCATCATACCAATCACCACTGGGTAATTCGGTGTTGGGGGCACCCTTACTCGGCAGTGGCGCTCCCGTGGCAGATTCGTTCTCCGCCCTTTTTTCGGACCTTGCCTGGCGAAGTGCCTCCAAACGTTTTTCGAGATTTTGAACACCTTGGGGCACAACTGCATCTTTCGCCTGCCTCGCCGCTTCGGCATCTCGGGCTTTCGCTAAATCCTTTTCTTCCTGAGTCATCTGGTGACTCGGAGGTGGTGGCACATCTTTTAAAAATGGAACATCAACCCCTGATACCGCCATCTTGCCGCCCTTGCCCGCCGCCGTGCCACCGCCAGTATTAGCGGGCGCCTCGGTCTTGACAGGCCCGGTATCAGCAGGGACTTCGGACTTAGCCGGCCCCGTATTAGCGGGCGCCTCGGTCTTGACAGGCCCAGTATCGGCGGGAGCTTCGGCCTTAGCCGGCCCCGTATTAGCGGGCGCCTCGGCCTTGGCAGTGCCGGTGTCAGCAGGGACTTCGGCTTGCGTGGCGGTGGCGACCGTTAATGGGGCGTCCGGCTTACCAGGTGCGCCGGTTGATGTTTTGTGTGCTGCGGCATACTTTGGGTCTTTGCGGAGTTGATCAGCGGCAGCAACACCTTCCGTTGCCATGCGATCTTTTTGCAGTTCGCCATGACCATAAATGTTTTTTGGATCAATGTTATTGCTGTCGCCAAAAGCGGTCCCTAACTTTTTTGCAGCAGCTAACTGTTCGGGTGTTGCCCCATCTTTGGCGCCAACCAAAGAAACGCCCAAAGCGTTGGCGTTAGTTAAACCGGTCTTTGAGCCAGGTTTAATGTGATTAGTGCGCTTATCAAGAGGCGCGCCCTGTACCACCTTGCCATCACGATCAATATAATAATGATAGCCAAACGCCCCGCCGCGCTCTTTATCTATGGTTTTACCATACGCCACTTCGTTATCTAGCGAAGCGGTTGAGGTATGGTGAAATACAATACCTTTAAATGCTTGCGCGTTCTTGGTTGCCAATTCTCCATAAACAAAATTTGGATTACTACGATCTTCAATATTAAGCCCAGAAAGATCTACGTCAGGCACGACCGAACCGGGAGAAGTATTAGAAGGCGTGACCTGTTGCGTATCTGGAGCGGTGGTGACAGGTACTGGCTGATCGGGTAGCCCTGTGCCACTATTTTGTTTTACCTTATCGGCATAAGCCTGGGTTCCTTCCCCATAACCCGCAAGACCTTGGCTTACATTACCTCCCTTGAGCTTGATGCTATTAGCCAGAAAATCCGAAGCAAAGCGCGCTTGTTCTTGAGGCGTTTGCTCAAAAGCCGGCCCCGCCATCGGCTTAATTTTGTACCCCGGTTTTAATGCCGTAGAATCCTTAATACCGAAAATTCCCGAAGCATCCGATTTGCGCTTACCGCTGGCGTCCGGCTTATAGTGATACCCAAGATGCCGCCCCGCCTGGCCGCCACTTTCGGTTTTGGCTAACCCGCGCATAGTCCCCACAGGGAAACCCTTTTCACGATCAAGGCCATCGAGATGAGCCGCCCATTCAGGGGAATTTAAATCAATATCATCGCCCAGTTTGCTTTTAGCGATTTCTGTTGACGTGGGGGCGGGCGATGTGGGTGCGGTGCTGGCGATATCAGGCGGAATAGTACCGGGATTGGTGTTCCAGCCCCGGACAGGCGTCGGCACTTCACTGGCAACAGATGGCCTTATAAAGGCGTTCCCTGTTGATGCGCCATTGAAGCCTTGAAACAACGACGGATCAAACTGCCCGTTAAATAAACCAGGGGCCAATGGTCCGTTTTCTGGGAGAAACCCAGGCGTGGCGTGGCCGGGTATATTCGACATCCAACTGTTGAGCACATCCTTAAGCCCGGAAAAGGAATCCTTAACATCATCAACGGATTTAGCGAAATCCTTGAGCGCAATAGAACTGGTCTCTACTGTCGTGTTCCATTCACTCATAATGGTGCGCCCCACCGCCGAGAACGCATTACTTTCCTCCGCTTGCGCCGCTCGGTCTTGCGTCGCCAGAGAACCATGCTGGCCAAACTTAGCCATGGCCTCAAGGGTGCGCTTCTTGATGGCTTCAGGATCACTATTAGCATCTTCCAGTAATTTTGTAATGTCGGCCCTGGCCGAACCACCTGTCCCATTCAAGTCGCTTAAATCCAAACGGTCTTTATACCGATCCGCTACCGCACGGATATCTTCGGGTTTATCCATTCCCAGTAAATCAACAATATCTTTGACGCCGCTAGTGTTTTTAATGCCGCCAAGGGTTAAGCCGTATCTGGCCAATTGCGCCTGTCTATCGACAAGCTGTGCTTGGTCCTTTTTACGTTGCTGATAAATTTCATACATACGCCGCGAGCCAGGAATGGACTCGTCCGTCAGGTTGCCCATGATGGTTAGTTCCATGGACTCTCGATCAAACGTTGTTCCGCCGCCGCCGCCAGAGGCATCCGTAGCAATACGGTGCGCTTCGTTCGCCACTAACTCACCATAGGTCAGCCCTTTCGGCCCGGTATAACCAGGAACAGTGCTTAAATCAAAACCAGCACCTTCGGCTTGGATGCGCCGCTGGGAATAGGGGTTATTAATACCGTAGCGTTGCAAAGCGGACGCCATCATGACGTTGCGTGCGTCGTTTTTGTCAGATCGCATATTTTCGTCATAGCGACTTAACAGTGACTGGCCATGCTGACCCGATAGCGCCGACATCGTATAGGTCGTCGCACGCAAACTAGCAAACTCATCAATCTTGTTCTGATTGGGAGTGGAGAGATCGTGGCTGATATAACGATTTACCGTGTCCGCCAGGTCATTAACGGCCTCGTCGGCATTGGCGGTCATGCCCGTGCTTTTCAGCGTTTGGGCCATCTTTAACAGGAACTTGTTTTGATCTTCCTGAGACGACCCAATGGCGCCGACCCGTTGCAAACCCCCTAAAGCGTTAGCCGATTGATTGATATTCAGCCCATAGGCACGGGCATAACCCGCCGAGGCTTCAAAGCCAGAAATCACTTTGGAACGATCTGCCTGCTGTGCGGCATGAGCATATACCTGGGCAGAACGCATCGCCTCGGTGCCACTAAGACCGTAACGTTTGCCAGCATTCTCTAATTTGGTAGCCAGAGATTCTGAGGAATTACCCATAGGCAAACCAATTCGATTTCCTAACCCACCACCCTCGAGAGTCATGCGCAACAAAGTATCTTCAGCGTCAGTGTTGTCGCGCGCCGCCGCCAAACCCTTGCTCGTTAAGTTTTTGACCGCCTGAAATCCCAAATAAGCTGCCGCCAACTTTTTAAGTTTGCCGATTATCGGCATCTCAGGGCCGTCGGCATCTCTTGATTGATCGCCTGGGGCAGGACTGCCGGTTCCGGTAGTCCCGCCGCGACCTCCTCCAGAAAATCCACCCCCAAAACTGCCGCCCATGCCGGTGTTGCGCAGCATGGATCGGAAATAGAAATCCATCTGCCGCTGTAAAGCCTGGCCTTGCAAATTCGGAAACATCTGGCCGAAATTGGGGTTGAGGGGATTGCCGCCAGCCCCCATCTGCTGCGCAAAACGCCCGGCAACCCCGTTGTTGCCCATAGCCCGTTGGGCGCGGAGATAGTTATCCGCGTTGCGCTGGAGGAGTTGGGCGCTATTGCGTAAGGATTGGTCGAACCGGGACAGGTCGATATTGTTAAGAGCGCCAGCGGCAGAGATGGCATTGTTGAGTGCTTCAGATAGTTTCTGCACTTCACCGGAGGCAAACACTTTCATGCCGACGCCGGTCTGGCTTTCCTGGCGCAGTTTACGCAAGGAGGACAGCAAGCGACCGATGCTGCCCTCGGCTTGCTGCGTGTTGGCGCCAATCGTAGCGGAGACGTTAGCCATTACTTGTGTTCCTCCATCGGGACATCTTCCCAGTCCTCGTCTTCACCCATCATGCGCGCCACATCCTTTTCGAAATCATCGCTCTCAAACGACGAGATGCCGTCATTTGGCTTGCGGCTAAAGTATTCGGACCAGAAATCGCGGGACATCATAGCCTCGCTGGCTTCCAAATAGCGCGGGTCAAGTTCGGTCAGTTTGTAATGCTGGCGATACCACCACCCTAGCGACTTGCTAAGTTGCCGCGCTTCCGCCTTTACGCGCGTCTTCCACCCCTTGGCGAAATCGGTCCTCCTCAGCCCGCAGTTCAGCGTAGATAGAATAGCAATCGTTGATGTGCGCCTCATCCAACACAAACCCGTCCGGCTTGACGACGAGCAGAATCTCCAGTTGCGACTGAATAGCGGCAATCAGGCGCAGACTTTCGGGTGCGTCTTCTTCACTGCCACCCAAGGCTTTACGGTAAGCCTGCTCGATTTTGATCTGCGTGCCCATCGTGCGGTGGGCGGCCTGAAACTCACCAATTTCAGCAACGGTGAAACGCAACGGCTCGATCATGGGTATTCCTAAAAGGGTTTAAGGTACGACCATTGTCCTATCACGACCCACAAAAAAGGCGCCGGTGAGGCGGCGCCTGTATCTGCTTAACGCATCAGAAACTTGAGACTTAGCCCCCCGTAAAACTGCCCTTCACGTCGCGCGCATTAAACGTGGCATTACTCATAATGACACGATGCGCCTGGATGTTGAAGGAACCAGAGGCTAGCGAACAATAACGGTATGACCGCACCACGGAACCAATTGTGTCGCACCCAGTTTTGCTGTAAATCTCGATATCCAGCTCCATTCCTTTTAAGCGTTCGCAACCGTTTTCAGGCACCACGCCCAGGGAAATGAGCGTTTTCTTTTTAAGAACCGCATATTCCACAGAGATAGTATGGCGCGCCATGGTAGGAGGATATTCATAAACGTGAATATCACCAATGCCACTGATCGGTTCCGGTCCATAATCGTCGTTGACGCTCATTGACTGAATGGTGCCTAACGTCACGTCGCCGAATTTAAGCAGGACTAGATTGCCGGTAAAAGCAGCACCATCTGCGCCAGAAAATTCATAAGTCATAGCCATGATGGTAGCCTCTAGCTTTGAGTCAGAATGCCACGCCAAGGCGCAACACTAATGCCGATAAGAACATAATTGATCGGAATGACGGGTGAGCACTCAAAGGCTACACGCATGACATCTCCCTCTATCTCCAGGCTAATATTACGGTAGGGTGGATTAGCTGCATCTCCAACTATGGTGCCCGGCCCAATGGGAGGCACGCGCGCCAGGTCATCCAGCACCGCAGTAAGCCGTGCGTTTGCTCTGGGCAGAATCTCAGGACTGGCCCGATCACCCAAAAGTGGCTCCATCGCCTCACGCACCGTTCTTGACACATAATCGACAGCCGCACCCACGGAAACTTCGCGCCGGTTATAGCGGTCATCCATCTGCCAAGTGGTAACGGCCTGAGAAACGATGATACCCGCCTCGTTTTGGACTAGCGGCAAAACCCCGGACTCAATAAGGTCGTCAGTATCGGTCGGTTCTTTCAATAGCACTTCAGCCGCAGCAACCGAAAGCGCCTTGCGACTCATGGTGGTGCCAGGATTGAGGCACGCGAACGCAGCAGCTACATTTACTGCCGCCAGATAAGCCGGCTTCAAATTGAGTTCGCGGGTAATAGGATCATATTCATATACACCTGGCCAGACGTAGGACACCCGGTCTGAGTTGATGCCATAAGCATGGCTTTTGGCCTGTTCTTCCGTAGTGCCAACATCGGAGCCAACAAAAGCGCGTCTTTCGCGCTTACGTGCCGACAGGTAGTCGCAATGCGCCGCTGCCATGTCCCAAATCGCTGGATTATCAGTGAGTGGGACTAACCAGTGAGCTTCCATTTCATGCAGAGCATCGAACCCCTCCTCCCAGTCAACGGGCAGCACATTGCCATTAACGCCGCCGGTCAATTGGGTCCAGGCACACGCTACGGGTGTAGGCATGGGAGCGGTATCCGCAAATTCGGCGTCCAGATAGATCTCAGCATTACTGTTGATATAGTTAACAATCGACCAGGCATTGCCGGTCAACATCGTCGCCGCTGTCTTGGCGTCAGTGACACTGACCTTGTCCATACGTTCAGGACGGAATCGTTCGGCGCCACGTTCGACCGCTACATCCCAATCGGTCATGGTCGCCGTGATCGCCTCAGCAAGCGCGGCAGTTGTTGACCACTCATTCAAGATGTACTCTTTGACAGCCGTGGCCGCAGGCGCTTCCAAGATCAGTTTGCCGGCCTCAACCTTGACGGCAGCCGTTGTCTCAGCGCCGGAATACTGGATAGTGAAAACGTCCAGCCCGATATTGTCTCGATAGAACACCACGCCATCCTGGCGAATCGACACACGAAAACCGACGCGAGTCCCAGTCTCTAGCTTTATTTCCAGTCCGGTTGTATGTGCCCCGTAATCCGTGCTTTTGATATTGATAACGGGGGCATCGTTAGCATCCAGCAACGTCGCCTCAGATTGTTCAGCGGGATCAACCCTTACTATCAGGACGGCAGCAGGAGATCCGGCAATAGATGCTGGCGCAAAAGCCCGGATGGCGGCATCCAGCAGGGGTCCAGAACGCAACAGTCGTTGTGCGTGAAGGGGCGAACGTACTCGGATTGCGGTTTTCGGCTTACCACCCGACGACTCCCCAATCAACGCCAGGACATTGCCAGACGGTAGCCCCGACGGGTACATAAGAGAATCGTCAACTGCTGAAACGACATCGGGAGTGACAAGATAACTGCCGTTAAAAAACGTACTCATTAGTAGACTCCCCGCTCAAATGCGGTCAGTTTTGCTGCGTAAGTCTCAGCGGACGCACGCATCAATTTGGCGCGCTGACAGTGACGCGCAAAAGCGCCGGTCATTTCGGGGCGTGCAAAAAGCCGCTTCTCCCGAGATAGATAATCGTCCAGCGACAAAAGGACGACGGGCGCGGTAGGTGCGGTTTCGGCAACGGCAGGCTTTGCTCGCCGCGTCGGTGCTTCCGTGGTTTCGGTGGACGTAGTCATAAAAACTCCAGGGACAAATGGAACAATGCTAGTTTGCTGTCACGACGCGGCCTCGATAGCGTCCTCGACCGTGATCTCGTTGGGGTACTCGATAACGCGCAACGGCAGAGAGGAGTGCCAGATAACATCCGGGGCAAGATAGTTCAGGCTGGCGCGTGTTAAGTACATAGGGGTGCTGTACTGCTGGAAATCCTCGCTGTCAGAGAACGAGGCATCCAGTTCCATAATGCCCGTCAGTTCCAGCACATCGCGGCCAGCGATCAGGGTGTCGCGCAAGCAACGACGTATCAGTCGTCGCTCATCAGGATTTAGGCTCCACGACTCTACTTGTACCTGATAGCGGGACCACCAACCCTCAGTCTCATTAAGCAGGTCATCGACGATAGCTGACCCAATAAAGCCGCCGATAAAATGCTGATCAGATGTGGCTTGCTCAAGACGCACGGCCACCGCCGGGAAACAGGAATCGTCAATCACGGGAGGCGCCGTCAGTACCGTGAATTGTCCGCGCGGATGATGCAGGAAGCCCTGCGATACCAAGCTGTTCAGCCCCACTTCGACCCGTTCGCGGATAACGTCCAGGCTATCCAATGTCGGTTGGTGCGTTTGCAGGGACGGAGTGATGCTATGGATAGCGCCCAGGGTCCAGGTATCGCCCACCCGGTAATAGGGCGCATAAAAATGCTCGACACCGGGTAGCACTTCATGCCAGTCAATTACCCCGCAAACTGGTAGACCCGCATAGATTTCGATATTGCCAGCGCCAGTGGGCGCCAAGGGAAAGGTGTCATCAAATCGGCGGATAAGACGCAATTCAGCCGCGTCAGGCGGAAGCAAATAGAGATAAACCGCCGCACCGGCACGGTCTAGATTGCGGAGATACTGAATAGCCATGACATCATAGTAATGTCACGACCTAATCACCCAACATATTAGCCACATCCATCTCGATAGCCGCCACAAACGCCTCCTCGGCAACCTTGCGGTATTTATCGACAGCCGTTTTCATGGGATAGCGCCCCGGCACCGCCGGCTTTTGCCAGCCCGACGACCCCTCGATCATGGTGCGGAACGTCAAATAACTGCTATGACCCTTTTTAGGGTTATCAAAGCGCACCATGCCTTGCAAGCGGTTCACCCGCGCCGGGGCCAGGCCCGCTTCTTGTAACCGTTTTTTGGTGAGGCGCCCCCCCCACTGGTATTGCAGTTGCGGCACCATGACCCCGTTTAACTGCCCACTGAGGCGCTTGCCAATGCCAGTCACATAAGACGGGGCGTTCTTCAGGGTTTTATGCGCCAGTTTGTATTCAGCAGGCGCCATGACATTAGCGCCAAAGGTCACGCCACCCCCGGACCCCGTGCCCGTGCCCTGCTCAAACGGAATGATCAAATAACGCCGACCGTCTTTAGTGCGCCGCACCTTGTTTGAAGTCAGCAAAGCCTTTTTCATATCGTAGCCTTTGCTACCGGATTCGATAGCCTCGGCATAAGTGGCCGTTGACGATACCATCCAATGCAAATCGTCCTGCTGCTCCAGTCCGATAGATTTCAGATAGTTACCGGAACGCGGGATGATCTTGCCGCCCGGCAAAGGGGCGCCCTGAGCATACTTGAGCCATTGCGAATGCACGGCAACAGCAATGCTCTGCACCGCTTGAGCCAATTTGGGGAAGACGGGCTTGTCCGGCAGATCCGGCAGGTCGAACTGAATGATCAGATCCACATCGGCCATCAGGAGGACCGCCCAAACAGATCAAAGCGCCGCAGGATCACCTTGCGGGGCAAGTCCAGGCCATGGTGATGCGCGCGGTCCTGGGGGAAATTGCCATAAGTGTAGTATTCGGGATGTTTGCGCCCGGACAAGGTGTACTGCTGCAACAGACCCGGCGCACCCGTCGTCCAGGTGGGCATATTGTCATCATCCAGCATCGGTGTAGCGATATCGTCCAGCACCATACTGTTATTATCAACAAGCCGCACGACACAACGGTCGAACGACACGACGCTAAATGGCAAAACGCCACTTTTGCCATGGATGCGGGTAATCGAAAACGGCTCGCTGGAATCGGTAAAAATCACACGATCAAACTCGCCCATGGCATACAAGGGTGAGTCAGACGGCAGGGTCACAACCAGATCACCCGACTCCCACAGACCAAAGGATGCCCACTCACGCTGCATACTTTGCCCGGACAAAGCGACGGTGCCCTCCACGGGATCACCCCACGCCTGGCCAGCGCCCTGGCAAATAGTGCAGGTCTGATCCGCCGCCCCGCTGTAGGGGTTGCGACACGGGCAGTCAATGGCTGGGCGCCATAAGGTGGTTTGCCCCATCCCGTTCAGGAATTTATTGAAACTGCCAGGATTTAGTTGCATTAACCCACCTCCCGATATCCGTAATGCAGGTTCTCGACCAGGCGATTGTAGTTATCGACCAATCGCCCCAATTCATTGTCCCGGTTATATTTGATTTCCTGAGCCGGCATTTCGCCATCTGCGATTGCGGTCACGCCCTCGGACAGTTCGCGCAAAGTGCCTACGAGCCTTGTTGTCACCAACCATGTCAGCAGTCCTGAACTCGCCATGCCAAACAACGCAAAAGAACTCAGCACCCAGGCGTGCTCGCGCGCATCGGCCAGCGCCCATTCGGTCGAGTAAGTGATATCTATAATGCCAAAACAGGTTTCTCCCAAAAACACCGGGGCACTAACGAGAATATGACGGTCTGACGTAATGTCATGCCCACGCTGACGAAAAGCCAACACCTCTCCCTCGTTGTTTTGCACCTTGATGCGATCAATAGCGGGCAGATCGTAAAACACATTACTGGCGATTTCGCTAGCAGATGCCGGGTTATCCAACAACATGGGTTCGATTAAAATGCTCCGCAACAGCAGTGCTGTTTCGCGCGCGCGCCGTTCAATGTCGCCAATGCCATCCCGATACAAATATCCCGATGAGGCCAGAATAATAATCAAGAACGTCCCGCCCTCTATTGACCACAGTATCAGTAAAGCGCGGAGGCGAAGGCTCATGGTGAGTTTGGTCCACCAAAGATGAGTTTAACGAGCATATCGACCAGGGTGTCATGCCCATCCCAACGTGCGTACATTTGGGTCGCCACCAGCACCAAACCGCCGCCGATATAAATCAGCGTGCGTAAGGATTTCATGCGCGCGGAATGTTGGCTGTCCTTTGTTGCCAGCACCGTCGAAAATTGCTCGCGGGTAGCGGCATTACTATTGAGAATGTCAATCTGGCCCGCTACCACGCGGCTTAAATTGCTTCGCATATCATCAAGCTTGTCTTCCAATAGCGAGATCCTGGTCGTGGCGTCTTGCTGCTTGGTTTGACAAACGCGGTGCTCACCCTCTAACAACAGCATCCGCCCCCGCACATCCTCGGAATGCAACGAAAGGGCGTCGAGGCGATTCACGTTTTCGCGCATTCGGCTATGCAGTTCGGTGAGGGACCGATCCGCCGACTCCAGGCGTGCAAGGACGGCTCCCATCATGATCACTTCCTTATTAGGGATGACATCATCCACCAACTAGCCCTTTTTAAGCAGGAAAATTTCAACGACGGCACGAATCAAAGTTTCGCCCACGCCGTTCAGCAAGGAGATTGAAGGCGACATTCTTTATTACTTCGTAAAAATCCCGGTTTTATTGGCCAAGGCTACGATTACCGCGATCACTTTCTGGATCTCAGGCCACAGCGTTGCAGCTTGATCTGAAACAGCCTCCAGGATTTCGCGGATGGCTTGCAGCTTGGAGGCACCCTGACCCGAGCCAGGGACGAGATTCTCCACGGC